CAGCGCCTGTGCCGCCGGATCACGCCAGTCGTCCAACACCCAGCGGAACACGCGCTGCAACAGGGCCTTGCCGGTCCGCCCCTCGATCACCGCTATTGCGGCCCGCAGATAGGCTTCGATCAACCCATCCTGCAATCCCTCCTCGGCAAAGCCGGTGCCCAGTCGCAAATGGTCCCGCATCGCCCCGATCGGCAAAGCCGCGACCGGAATGGCCGTGTCCTCGTTCAACATTTGGGTCATCTCCGCTTCCCGAAAGGCCAAAGCTTCAGTGCGCAAGACAGCCCCCGCCCGGCGAAAGCCAACGCCCGCGCACCGGTTGCCGCCCCTGTGCAGGGGCGGCGCGCCAGTCCGACGTCAGGTCAGGGCGAACTTCAGCAGCTTGATCGCCGCATAGTCGCTGATGTCGCCCCCCACGCGCTTGGTCGCATAGAACAGCACATGCGGCTTGGCCGAGAACGGATCGCGCAAGATGCGCAGGTCTGTCCGTTCCGCAATTGTGTAGCCGGCGGCAAAGTCGCCAAAGGCAATCGCATGCGCATTGGCGGCAATGTCAGGCATGTCCTCGCAGATCAGCACCGGATAGCCCATCAGGCGCGGCGGTTCGGCCACAGCCAGCCCGTCAGCCCACATGAACCGGCCATCGGCGTCCTTCATCTTCCGCACGGCCCCCGCCGTCTTGGAATTCATCACGAAGGTCGCCTTGGCCCGATAGGGTGCCGCCAGAGCATAGACGAGGTTCACGATGCAATCGACGGCGTTGGTCGTCGGGAAATCCGCAGCAGCACCACTGGCCACATAGCCCAGGCTGCCCCAGGTCCAAGCGGAATTCGGAACCTTGGCCGGCAGCAGGATGCCCTTGGGCTTGTCCGCCCCGTCGCCGTTCACAAAAGCTGCCGATTCCGACCGGATGAAGCGCGAGGCGATCTTTTCCGCCAGCCAGCCCTCCACGTCAAAGGCACTGTCATCCAGCAACCGCTGACTTGCCTTCGGCATTGCGGCAAGCTGGTGCAGCCGGATCGAAATACGCTCGATCAGCGGCGTCGCCGTCTCGCTGACCGATCCGGTCTCGGTCACCCATCCTGTGCCCACGTCGGACCGGTCAATCAACACATCGAAGTTCGAGGCGTCGACCGTGACAACGCTGGCAATCGACCGGATCGACCCGGTTGCAACCAGCATCGATTTCACCGTATCCGCCGTGCGCGGATCCACCAGATAGCCGCCGTCGCCCGCAACGGCTGTGCTCAGCGCCTTTCCTTCCAGGGCAAGGCCCCGCAGCGCCTCGTCATCGCCGTGGCGCAGATAGGCGTTGAAGGCCTTCTTGTGCGGCTCCTCGGTTTCGACAGCGGTCGAAAGTATCGGGCGCCCATAGGTCATCGTCTTGGCTTGAAGCATGGTCAGTCGCTCTTCCTGTTGATGCAACGCAGATGTCACTTCGGCTTGAAAGCCATTGAATTCCTGCAGAAAACCAGACAACGCTTCGGTCGCCTGTTCAGCCGGTCCAGCGGCTCCGGGGCGATGTGCCGCGGGCCGGGTTTTGGTCTCACTCATCTTGTCCCCCGTGTTTAGGCCGCGTCAGCGCGCGGCCAGATCGCGGCGCGCCTGCTCGAACAGCTTCGCCAGCGCGCTCCAGTCAGCCCCGGCGGCAGGGTCGGCCTTCGCCTGAACCCGCGCTTCGGCCAGCATGGGAAAGGTCACCAGAGACACTTCCCAAAGGTCCAATTCCTGCAGCAGCCGCTGCCCCTTGGCGTCCCGTTCAGCCCGCAGCGTGCGATACCCGATGGACAGCCCATCAATCGCGCCCGCCGCCAGCAGGGCAGCCGCCTCCTGCCCGCGCGCAACATCCGTCAGGATGCGCCCCTTGACATACAGGCCCGTGGCATCCTCGCGTACCTCGTCCCATACCCCGATGGGCTGCGCCGGATCGTGCTGCCACAGCATCTTGACCCGTCGGCCCGATGCCGCCAGGGCCGCAAGCGATGCGGCATAAGCGCCGCGCCCCACCACATCCCCGCCCTGGTCCCGCCGCCCGAAGATCGAGGCATAGCCTTCAACCCGCGATCCGTCAGTCACCGTGATCCCGGCCTCCGGGCGATGGAACTTTCGCTCCGGCGCGCCCGCCTGTATCCTGTCATCCATGTCGCTGCTACCTCATCGCTGCCGCAATCACGGCCTCTGCCATCTGCGCCAGCAGAAAGCAGGCCACGCCGAAAACTCCTACCCAGATGCGCTTTTCCAGCCGCTCCAGCGCCGCGTCGATCTGGCCCAGGCGAAACTCCAGCGCGGCCCAGCGTTCCTGCGCCACCCGCTCATTCGCCTCGATCTTCGCGGCAGCCGCGTCAAAGCTGTCATACAGAAACCGTGATCCCCCGCCCGCGTCCCGCATGCTCAGCCCTCCGCCAGCGGCGGCAGGCCCAGGGCGGCCCGCTTTTCTGCCGGGCTCAGGAAATCCGCTGCCCCGACGCGCGCCCAGTGCTGGTCGCGCTCTGCAGCCAGGGCCGGCACCTGATCGGGATCGGGGCGCAACTCCACCTCTTCCCCGGTAAAGGTCGACAGCCAGTGTGAAATCGCGGCCGTCACCTTGCCTGCAAGCGGCAGTACCGTCAGCCGGTAGAAGGCGCGATGAGCCTCCTGGTAATTGGCATAGGTCGCCTCACCCGGTATCCCCAACAGCATCGGTGGAATTCCGAAAGCCATTGCAATTTCGCGCGCCGCCGCCTCCTTGGTTTGCTGGAACTCCATGTCAGACGGCGAAAAGCCCATCGGCTTCCAGTCCAGCCCCCCTTCCAGCAGCATCGGACGGCCCGCATTGCGCGCGCCCTGATGATGGCTTTCCATCTCGCTCACCAGCCGGTCATACTGATCGGCGCTCAGGTTGCCCTGCCCGTCCACGCCCCGGTAGACAATTGCGCCTGAAGGCCGGGCGGCATTGTCGAGCAGCGCCTTTGACCAGGCCGATGCGGAATTGTGCACATCCAATGCCACGCCCGCCGCCTGCAATGGCGAAAAGCCGTAATGGTCATCCTGCGGATGGAACGACCGGATGTGACAGATCGGCGGCGGCCCCCCCAACATCGGAAACCGGTGCGTCCGCCCGCCCACGGCATAGTCATAGGCAGCGGGCCAACCATCCGCCCCCGGAACCAGACTCATTCGGTCTGGCCGCAGCACATGCACCTCTCCCGGCAGGGCCGCTCCACCCGGCACAGCCTCCAGATAGCCGTTGCCTGACAGCAGCAGAAACCCGTACAGCGCTTCGAACAGATCGGCACGTCCCTGTGCCGCATTCGGTCGCCGGATCAGCTCCAGCACGGGATGCGTCTCATAGCGCCGGTCGCGGTCCTGCAGGATCAGCGGCAGCGCCGACGCGGCTTCGGCAATCAGCTTCACCGCGCGAAAGGCCACCGGATTGCTTTGAAAACCGGTCCGCGTCAGCGAAACCGTGTCCCTCGGACTCCAAACCGCGCGGCCGCCGCCCCGGAACGTCACAAGCGCGCCCGTGGCCGAGGCCTTGTGTTCCGGTGCCTGCGCCCGCCCGCGCCACAGAAAGTCGAATTTCATTGCGAACCTGCTCCTCTGTCCTCAGACATGGCTGTTCCGTCCCCGGCCCGGCGGCCAAAGCCCGAACGCATGATGGTGGTCTGGAATCGCCCGGCTAAAGCGGGCGGATGCCGGGCCTTTGCCAGGCCCGGGCCGGTTCAATCATCAGGTCGGTCAGCGCCCAGACCAGCGCATCCACCCGGTCCGGGCTGCCGCTGCCGGTGTAGCCCTGCCGCGCGAAACGGCACATCTGGTCTTCCAGCGCGTCCATTCCCCTCAGGTGCCGCACCCGGCCCTGTTCATACAACGCCGCCACAGGCTCTGCCCGCGCGGCCTTGTCCCGCACCGCATGAACCGCGCGATAGGGGATCAGCGCATCCACCTGCCGGATCACGCTTTCCACCAGCTGCCCGCCCTGGTTCACTTCCGCCACCAGCCGGTCGGCCTTGTGGCGGTGAAACGCATCAATCGCGGCCTGCGCCCAGCCCTGCGGCGTTGCCGCCCTCACACTGGCATCCTCCAGGACCACGGCGCGCCAGCTCTGCGGCGGCCCTTCGGTGATCGCCCCCACCACCACGATTCCGCATTCATCCGATCCGCGATGCCCTGAAACCGGCGGGTCAACTGCAACCACGATCCGGTTCAGCGGCGGTTCCTCGCCCAGCCGCAGCGCTTCAAGCTGCCCGGCCGTCCAAAGCGCACCCTCGACCTCTTCCAGCAGAATACCGTCCAGCTCCTGCCGCCCCATCCAGGTTCCGGAATAGCGGCTGCGAATCTCTTCCAGAAAGCTTGCGGCCAGATAGGCCCGGTTCGCCTCGGTCGGTGCATGGGTCAGCACCGTCGACGGATTCTTCAGCACCGCCTTCAACACCTCAACATTGCGCGGCGTCGTGGTGACGACCTGTCGCGGATTGCTCCCCAATCGCAGCGCAAACTGCAGCATGTCCCAGGTTTCGCCAGCCTTCTTCCATTTCGCCAGCTCGTCTGCCCAGGCCGCGTCGAACTGAGGTCCGCGCAAGCTGTCAGGATCATGCGCCGAATACACCTGCGCCACGGCACCATTGGGCCAGACCAGCCGCCTGCGGGTGGCCTCCCACTCCGGACGGCGGTCGGGCGGCGAACAGGCAAGGATCCCGCTGTCGCCAAAGATCATCACCTCACGGACCTGATCCACCGTCTCGCCGACAAGGGCCACCCGTTTAGCCCGGCCCGGGTCCAGCGGGCGCGGCCCTTCCACCTCAGAGCGGACCCATTCGGACCCCGCCCGGGTCTTGCCCGCACCGCGGCCGCCCATGACAACCCAGGTCTTCCAGGCGCCGTCGGGCGGCAGCTGATGCGGAAAGGCCCAGAACTCGAACATCCAGGGCAAGGCCAGCAAGGCGTTTTCATCCAGTCCGGTCAGAAACTCAGTCACCGCCTCCGGCGTCGCGGAGGCAAGCCAGCCGGCGCCCGATCTCAGCTCGCGCCGCGTCAAAGTCGATTGCATAGTCGTGGACGACCCCGGCAACCTGCTTGCGGAGTTTTTCAATGCGCGTCCTTTCATCCATTACCAACTGGAAGGCGGCCTTCAGGTCCTTTACCGCCTGTGCCGCAGCCTTCACCTCATCCACCGACCCCTGCCGAAGCTTGCGCTGCGCCAGAACCAGATCTTCTGCCGCCTGCCGGTACAGGTCTTCTGTCGCTTCCAGAAGATCGACGGGGGGCGGGTCGTCCGATGGGAAATCCTGAATCATCACCCCCTGCACCCGCTGTCTTGCCGGATCGCATGGGCAAATGAAAAAGCGGCGCCGGGATACCCCCGTGCCGCTTGCCCACCTCTTCTAGCATGCCATAAGTCCTACACGGGACCGCACGGCAAGTCAAGAAAAAAATTCAACCCTACCAGCTACTTAGCGCGCGCAGCCTTAACCGTTTCTTCATTCTTCAGGCACAGTCGCCCCGTCCACACTGTCTGCCGCCCGCTGTGCCTCGATGGCGCGCCACTTGGCGACATTGGCGTTGTGCTCGGCCAGGGTCACGGCAAAGACATGCCCGCCGGTGCCATCGGCCACAAAGAACAGATAGTCCGATGACTCCGGGTTCAGCGCGGCCTCGATGCTCAGTTGTCCCGGATTGGCAATCGGTGTCGGCGGCAATCCATCGATCACATAGGTGTTATAGGGCGTCTCGCGCCGCAGTTCGCTCTGCCGCAAGCCGCGGCCCAGGGCACCCTCGCCCTTCGTGATCCCATAAATCACCGTCGGGTCTGTCTGCAGCCGCATGCCCTGCGCCACGCGGTTCAGGAACACGCTCGCCACCAAGCGGCGCTCTTCGGCAATGCCGGTCTCCTTCTCCACGATGGACGCCATGATCAACGCCTCTTCCGGCGAGGCATAGGGAAGGCCCTCGGCGCGCGCCGCCCAAAGATCGGCCAGCACCCGGGCTTGCCGCGCCTCCATCTCGGCAATCAGCGTCGCCCGGTCTGCGCCGCGCGTCACCTCATAGCTGTCCGGGGCCAGCGTGCCTTCCGCCGGAACGGCCGCAATCTCTCCCGTCAGGAACTCCGCACGCCGCAGGCTGTCGACCACCTGCCAGCTTGTCACCCCTTCCGCCAGCGTAACGCGCCAGCGCAGGTCGTCCTCGTCGGCGGCATCCACAAAGGCCGCCGGTGCCGGTTGGGTCACGTCGAATTTCACGACCTCGACAAAAGAATCCGTTGCCGGATCCAACTCTCGCAGAACGATATCGGCCCCCGTGACGCCAATCCGGAAATTGACCTCGCGCCCGCAGGTTGATTGCCCGCCCGCCGTCACGATCTCCAGCACCTGCGACATGGATGCGCCGGGCGGCACCAGATAGCTGCCGAATTTCAGATCCGCCGATCGCTCTGCATAGTCCGCACCGATGCGGAAGATGCGCGCATCAGTCACGGCACCCCGCTTTTCCAGCACCCTGCTGATCTGTGCCAGCGATGCCCCGCGTTCGACCTTTATGCAGACAGCATCCGCAAGCGGCCCCGGCCCGGTGAACTCCTTGCGTCCCCAGGCAAGCACCCCTGCTGCCACTGCCAGCAGCACGACGAACAGCGTAAGCGCGTTGGACGCAACCGACCGCCACATCAGTCTGTCACCCGCCCCAGAACCAGCGACGCATTCGTACCGCCAAACCCGAAGGAATTCGACAGCGCCACGTCGATCTTGCGCTTGCGGGCCACGTTCGGGGCAAGGTCAAGCTTCGGGGCAACCGCCGGATTGTCAAGATTGATCGTCGGCGGCGCGATCTGGTCGCGGATCGCCAGCATGCAGAAAATCGCCTCCACCGCTCCCGCCGCCCCAAGGAGATGCCCGATCGAGGATTTCGTTGAACTCATCGTCGCCTGCGCCGCCGCATCGCCCAAAAGCCGCTCCACAGCGCCCAGTTCGATGGTATCGGCCATCGTGCTGGTCCCATGGGCGTTGATGTAATCGACGTCAGAGGGTTGCAACCCTGCCCGTTTCAACGCCATCTTCATGCTGCGGAACCCGCCGTCGCCATCTTCGCTGGGGGCGGTGATGTGATAGGCATCCCCCGACAGCCCGTATCCCAGCACTTCGGCGTAGATCTTCGCGCCGCGCGCCTTGGCGTGCTCGTAGTCCTCCAGCACCACAACGCCTGCGCCTTCGCCCATCACGAACCCGTCGCGGTCCGCGTCATAGGGGCGCGACGCTTTGGTCGGATCATCGGCCCGCTTGGTAGACAGCGCCTTGCAGGCGTTGAACCCGGCGATGCCGATCTCGCTGATCGGGCTTTCCGCGCCACCTGCAATCATCACATCGGCGTCGCCCCACTGGATCAGCCGCGCCGCATCGCCAATGGCATGTGCGCCGGTCGAACAGGCGGTCACAACGGCATGGTTCGGTCCCTTGAACCCGAAACGAATCGACACCTGACCGGAAATCAGGTTGATCAGTGCCCCCGGTATGAAAAAGGGCGATACCCGCTTGGGCCCCTTCTCCTTGATCAGCACTGCGGTCTCCGCAATCGACGACAATCCGCCGATACCCGATCCCAGCATGACCCCTGTCGCGCAGCGGTCCTCTTCCGTCACCGGTTCCCAGCCGGAATCGCGCACCGCCTGAACCGCCGCCGCCATTCCATACAGGATAAAGTCATCTACCTTGCGGCGGTCCTTCGGCTCCATCCAGTCATCCGGGCTGAAGGTGCCATCGGTCCCGTCACCCATCGGAATCTCGCAGGCATATTGCGTCACAACGTTCGCCGCATCGAACCGCGTGATCGGCCCCGCGCCGGACTGACCCGCAATCAGGCGTTCCCAGGTCTTCTCGACTCCGCAGGCAAGCGGAGTGACCATGCCCAGACCCGTGACAACCACCCGACGCATGAAAATCTCCCCGCCCCGTCAAACGTTGGCGCGGTGATACACGCCTGTCTCTCTGCGCGCAACAATGCCCCGGCATTTACCTGACCTGGGGCACGGGGCCGCCTGCAGCGCTTCCAGTATCGCAAAGCTCTGCGGCATCCGCTTCAGGCTTGCCGCGATCCGGTCCCACCATTTCACCCCGCTGCCGATCCCCACCTCATGGGCCTCCGCCAGGTCTTCCGGGCGGTCCTCGGCCAGGACGCCGATCAGGAACGCTGCCTGCGCCCGGTCTTTGACCGAT